AAAAGAGATGGAAAAAGAAGCCAAAAAAATTATTCAATTATATTTTAAAAAATATAAGCTACCATTTTCCAATAGGACAACGCTCTGCTCTTAAATAAGTTTTAACAGCCATAAAACACCCACATTTACCACATCTTTGTTGTAATTGATTAAAAAATTCACATCCTTTACAAATTGATAATCTTTTATTAGCTTCTTCAGCAGTTAATCTTAATTCGTTACCTGCAGCAACGCTTTTTAAATTTCTCCCTACGCTTTGTGCTAGATTTCTGGCCATTTGAGACATAGAAGGCATTTGAGGAGGTCTTATCATAGATGCAGATCTTTGAACTTGAGTTACACTATTAGGTTGTCTATCCGATAATCTTTTAATTAAATCTTCTTTGTTCATATTACTATTTAATACATACTAGTGTTATCGTCACCGTATTTTGAAAATGAATCTAGTTTTGTTGCGACTATATCACATTCATAGGTGTCTTTGCCAAAAAAGTGTTTAATATTAGTTATCATCCATTGGCCTAAAAATCTATCATCAAAAGGATTAGTTTCTGCGGACGATGTGATACGATCTATCCATATAAATCTGCCAGGGGCTCTAATAGTTAATCCAGGAGCTTTGAAAAATACAGATTCATTTAAAAATAAAATATCTTTAATCATACCTATACGAGGTTTATCTTTATTAAAAAAGGTTTGCGTTTCTAGATTAGGAGTCACCATTAAACCTTGTTTTTTAGTTATACTATTGCTTACCAACAAGTGATCGCTTTGTTTGAATGCATATAAGCCTTTACCAGCTATGGTTTTGGTTGTGTCAATAGTTGATTGAACAGTATTGGATTCAAACCAAGCTTGTTGTTCACCTGTACTAAAATTGTAAGAATATAAAGGCCTATTTGTTAATCTTGCATCATCTGTCGCGACCATGGGAGAAAATCTATAGGTCGTTATTACAGATGCTATACCAGACATAAAATTTTGAATGTCAGATGAAGCCGTGTCATATGCGCGAGGCATATAAGGAGGTGCAACACTTGGTGGAACACTGTCTTCTAAAATTAGTCTTTCAACTTGGTTTTTTTCAGACTCTTCTATATATTTCGACAGAGATATTAACTTCCAGTTTTTATCTTCAGACCATCTTCCGAATCTTAAAAAAACTGGAGAATTGTCTGAACTTTTTGCATTTTCTAATACATAATTAATATCTTGAAAAGCATTAGAAAATGCTGGTGACGTGTAAAATATCAAAGTTTCTTCAGTATTACCTGAATCCCAATTTGCGTCGTCTATAGAATCCAACGGAATATTTGGATTATCTATAGAACCTCCTACGGTATACCCTACTTTTATTACCGGTGATGCAGGATCAGATTCATTCGAAGCCGCGGTTTGTATAATAGATTTTATAGCGTCAGATGCCGGCATGGCTCTTTGGATATCTGATGGATTTCCTTCACCAAAAACTTGAGGGGCATTATTAAATTGTAATAAACTTGCGCTATTTAAACCAGTTGACCACTGAATGTTTCGTTCTGTTAAAATTTGATACCTTTCATCCCAAAAATAAAATTTCCTTAATTTTGCTCTAGCGGAATTCGTTGGGAGATCTTCAATATCATAAATAACACAATCAAAACTCATTTCCCATAAATCTGATGGTAAATTACCTCCTCCTAAAGCATCGTTTTGAGATGTTCTTATTGGATATATTTTTAAGCTAATACGATTTCTTCCATCCGTTCTAAAAAACAGTGGTGCTTTTTGTTGAGTAACATCAACTGAATCTTTTGAAAGTCCGTAGTTGCTATTTTTATAAGACAGGGCACCTCTCTCAAAAATTTCAAAATCATTTTCCAACACAATCCACCCTTTGACACACCAGTCCATTAGACTTTCTTCTATAGTCAAAGCTTGAATAAAAGTAATAGGAACTGCTAAAGGTTCGAAACCTGTAACTTCACTATACATATACACTTGAATATAGTATAGATCTCCTCTGTATTGCTGTACAAAACGAGAATCGAGATCTGTTCCTAAAGGTGTATCAGACATAAATTAACAAGGAGAATCGCTGACATTGTTTAACAATTTTACGTCTAATTGATTGTAAACAAAAGTAGCGGTGCAAGATATTTCTGAAGGGTCTTGGTATGAAAAATTAATTTCACTTAAATTAGTTATAAAGGCGCTTTTATAATTAAAAGATATTAATTTATTATTATATTCATCTAAACCTATTAAACTGAAGGTTGTAGTATAATCTCGCATAGGATTTCTTAAAGAAATGTCATCTCGAAAAGTTCCCAAACTTGCGGTTAAATCTGTGTAGCTATATTCAGAATCATTAAATAGATCTAACCATTTCCACAACATCCAATAATTTTGATAACCGTTGTCTATTAAAAATCTTAAAGGAAGAGGAGGATAAGCTGGTCTAGCCGTACTAGAAATATTTAAATTTTGTCCGGCATATGGCAAAACTATATTAGGCACAGATATGTTAGGTACCGGAGAACCGAAAACGGTAAATTCTAAAGCATTTGCATTGTATGATGAATTTAAAACTGTATCAAAACTTCTTTTTAATGCTGGAGGTATTTCCAAAATTAAAAGAAATTTATCATTACGTGATCTATTTAAAACTGTTTGGTTCATTATTAAAATAAAATAATAGGACGCGCGAAATCCATATTAGATTTGTCTTCCTTTTCTAATTTGTTTTGATTCGCAGACATTGAATCTAAAGACAATAACCAATTTTGTAAATTTTGTTTGTCTTCTTCTAAAACATTAAAATTTGAATTAAAATCTGGAGATCCTACATATGCGTTTAAAGCACTTTTTCTTAAAGATTCTTTTTTAAGATTAGAATATCCACCACCAATTAGCAAAGGACTTTGTTTGATCAAATCAGAGTTATCTATTAAAGCTTCTAATTTCATAGGTCTTCCTTGTTCGTCTATTTCTAAAACGTTAAAATATTTAGTAACCAAAGCCGGATCCAATATAAATAAAGCCCATATTAAACTAAAAACCCTATCGTCTAAATCTTTATCGGATCTTTTAGAGTATGTATAATTAGGCAGCCTAATAAAATTATATATCTCTAAAATAGAATCTAAATCATTAATTTTAACAGTTTTTAAACCGTTAACCCAATATCTAAAATTAGTTATACCTTTGTATCTAGTATTAGTGTGGTTGTAGATCCCTAATCGGTTACTATTATTATAATGTTTACTAAAACCGTCAAAGTGATATGTAACTATATTTTCATAGTTATGTGTTTGATACATAACATCTAATACTTGCTGACCGTTGTTATTATTTTCTATTAAAATTGGTGGTCTACCCCAATCATTTACAACATTCATCAAACGAGTACCAAAATGATAAGGACTTATATCATTGGCAGCATATACTGCAGCTTGTTTAATGTTTTGTAAGTCTGTAACGTTTAATATTTGAGCGACACTGTTTGATCTACCTATCCCTTCCCCAACATCTACCCCTATAACATATAATTGACCCGGTTGAGGTAAATCAAACACCTTATATCTACCTTCATCTATAACTAACACTGGTTCTGCTGATTGTGTTTTTAAATCATCTAGGTAAGAAGTATCAACCACACTTTTACCAGGTAAAATAAAAGCATTGCCGAACTCTTGTTCAAAATCATCTAACGAACCTCCTAGCATGTCTATTGCACTTTTTTTCCACTCATCATCCCTCCCAGGCACTTCTTGCCAAGTTACGGTTTCTAAATTCCATTCACTATCCTGTTTTTGAGATTCTGTATATAAATCATAAAATTTATTATCAGTACCGTTGGGTGTACTAATAACTATAATTTGCGATTTTTTAGAAGATGAAATAATAGGAATTGCGGATTTCCATAACTCATCCATTAAATCTCTAGGACAGTGAGCCATTTCATCTATAATCAACAAATTACTAGAAGAACCGCGAGGACCGGCAGAGGATGTAGTGCTTATTGTTATAGCCGAGTCATTACCTAATAGGAATCCGTCTTTCCTCCAAGACTTAATATTTGGTTTTAAATAAATAGGCAACTGCTCATACGCCATTTTAATACGTGCAAAAATTTCTTTAGCAGTTGATTCTTTATTAGCTACTATTGTTACTCTTTTATCACCTTGAAAGCAAACAAGCCACAAAGCATATATAGTAATGGTAGTAGTTTTACCACTCTGTCTGCTGGATA